ATAACAACAAGTAGTGGTAATATTACAATAGATGCGGCTGCTAATGATTCAGATGTTATAATCAAAGGAACAGATAATAACGCAGATATAACAATGGCAACATTCAGTGGTGCTGATGCTGGTACACTTATATTGAATCACGATTTAGAATTAGGAACAGATGGATCTATTATTAAATTTGGTGCCGATAATGAAATTGTACTTACACATGTACATAATGTAGGCTTATTATTAACAGATAGTGGTGGTGGACCAACACTGCAACTAACTGATGCTAATGAAAGTGTTTCATCCGATGGTAGTAATTTAATACTTACCTCTGGTGGTACTGCATTTACTGTTCCTGCATCAGACGGAAGTGCTAACCAAGTTTTAGCAACAAATGGTAGTGGAGTATTATCTTTTGCAACTGCAAGTGCAAATACACCTAGTAGTGCAGATGGGCAAGCACTTGGTAGTGCTAGTTTAGAATGGTCAGATTTATTCTTAGCAGACGGCGGTACAGTTACTTTTGGTAATGACCAAGATATTATACTTACCCATGTTGCTGATACAGGTTTAACCTTAAGCCATGTTGCAACTGCTGATAACAAACCTATTGTATTACAATTAAAGTCTGAAGAAGATGTTGTCGTTGCTAACGAAGTGATTGCGTCATTAGAATTTGCCGCTGGCGATTCAGACGGAACAGATGGTGCAACAGTCGCAGCTGGCATACATGCTATTGCAGAAGGAACATTCTCTGCATCAGCAAACGCAACTAAGTTAGTATTCACAACTGGTGTTTCAGAAACAGCGGCAGCAAGTGCAACTGCAAAAATGACACTTAGCAGTGCTGGTTTACTTACGGTTGCTGACGATATTATGATTAAAGACGGTGGTACGATTGGTGTTGCATCCACTAATGATGCAATTACAATTTCATCTGCTGGTATTGTAACATTTAAAGATGATATTCTAATTAAAGATGGTGGTACTATTGGTGTGGCTTCTGCCGCAACTGCAATAACAATTTCTTCTGCTGGTATTGTAACTCTTGTTGATGACCTCATAATTAAAGACGGAGGAACTATTGGTTCTGCAAGTGCTACTGGTGCTATAGGAATTTCCTCTGGTGGTATTGTTACCCTAGTAGATGATTTACTAATAAAAGATGGTGGTACTATAGGTGTCGCTTCTGCAACTACTGCAATAACAATTTCATCTGCTGGTATAGTAACTCTTGTTGATGACCTCATAATTAAAGATGCTGGAACTATAGGCTCTGCAAGTGCTACTGGTGCAATCGCAATATCATCTGGTGGTATTGTAACATTTGTAGATGATATTCTAATCAAAGATGGTGGTACTATAGGTGCTGCTTCTGCAACTACTGCAATAACAATAGCATCTAGTGGTATTGTAACATTAGTTGACGATTTAATTTTAAAAGATGCCGCAACAATTGGTGTTACATCATCAACTTCAGCAATTAGTATTGCATCAACAGGTATTGTTACTTTAGTAGATGACTTAATTTTAAAAGATGCGGCAACTATAGGGGTTACTAGTTCAACATCAGCAATTACTATTGCATCAACAGGTATTGTTACTTTAGTAGATGACTTAGTTCTAAAAGATGCGGCAACTATTGGTGTTGCATCATCAACTTCTGCAATTACTATTGCATCAACAGGTATTGTTACTTTAGTAGATGATTTAATTTTAAAAGATGCTGCAACCATAGGTGTAACATCTGCTACAGGTGCTATATCAATTTCCTCTGGTGGTATTGTAACATTTGTAGATGATATTCTAATCAAAGATGGTGGAACAATAGGTGTTGCTTCAACTGCAGCTGCGATTACTATTGCTTCAGATGGAGATATAACAACTAGTGCTGATTTAACTATAGGTGCATTATTTAAAATGCCAGATGTTACTTCTACAAAAATATTAGTTGCAGACGGAACTAGTTTTCAAGAGGTTGCTATAAGTGGTGACATAACAATAGCAAATACTGGTGCAGTAACTATTGCTGCAACTTCAGTTGAAGGATCAATGTTAAATAATAATGTGATATCTGGACAAACTGCTTTAACGTCTGGTCTTGCAACTACAGATGAGTTATTAGTAAGTGATGGTGGAACACTTAAACGAATGGATGTGAGTGTACTAACTGCATTAACAGATGCAAGTTCCGCCGATTCAGCAGTTGCTCTTGCAATCGCACTTGGTTAAGTGTTATAAATAAGAGGATAAAGGAAAAAGAAAATGGCAAATACATTCAAAGTCGTTACATTTGCAGCCGAACCAGCATCAGCTGGAACTCCGTTGGTAATGTATACAGCAGCAAGTAGCACAACAACAGTTGTTCTTGGTTTAATACTGACGAACCTAAATACATCTCAAGTTACCGCTACTGTTCGATTAGTTAGTGACACAGCAAATAGAGCCGCAGCAAACAACGTAGCAAATGGAACAAGTATACTTATAAATGCAGCTCCCATACCTGTAGGTTCATCTTTAGAGGTACTTACTGGTAGTAAGGTTGTTTTGGAAACCACAGACCAAATTACTGTGGACTGTAGTGTTACCGATAAACTTTCAGGCACATTAAGCATAATGGAGATAACATAATATGTCTTACATTGGTAATGCTGTACCAGCTATATTTCAAAGTAGACCTTCCGTTGTAAGATTTAATGGAGATGGTTCTGATACTACCTTTGCTTTAGGTAGGGCTATTAGCACAGTACAAGATATACTCGTAAGTGTTGATGGAGTTGTCCAAGATACAGCAGCTTATACTGTGCCAGATGGTTCAACACTAACATTCTCAGCCGCACCTTCAAGTGGAACAGGTAACATATTTGTTCACTTTCTTGACTTAGCAGGTGGGAACGTAACTCCTGCTGAGGAGTTCAAGGGTAACTTTTTAAGTGGTGGATTGTTTAGGACTAACGCACAAACCTTAGAAGAAAATATTACAATTACTGCGACAACAAATGCACAAGTTACAGGGCCTATGACTGTAAATAGTGGTATAACTTTAACTGTTAATTCTGGTGGAAGGGTGGTGGTCACATGAGTACATTAAAAGTAGATACCTATTTAACTCGTGGTGGTGCATCAGAGATAGCCATTGATAAACTAAAGGGTGTAACTACAGCAGATGTAATTAATGTTCAAACTGGTAGTGTAACATCAGTTTTACAATTAGGAATTGCATCTCATGTCTTACACTACAACCACAAAACACCTGCTAACTTAAACTCGCTTAATACGAGTGGTGTGGTAGATGATGCAGTTGGAGAATATACAGTAACAGTAACATCAGCTTATGTTGATTTAACTCATATATTTACTAATTCAAATAATTTTAACACTAATGGTGAAGCAGACCCAGCTGGTGGGCAATTACACCAAGATAACTCAAATGGTAATGAAGTAGCTCCTACCACAACTGCTTATAAAGTAAGGACAGATGGAACAGGTGATAATTCTAAAGATTTAAAATATAACTATACAACAATACTTGGAGAGCTCGCATGAGTGAAATAGTCTTAGATACCATAACAGGTAAGTCAACTGCAACCACAGTAACCATTGGTTCAACACCTGTAGTTAGTGCAAGTGCAACCTCTATGACTATTAGAGGTGAGGGTTCAGCACAGACAAGTATTCAGCAAGGGTTACTAAAACATTGGGTTAACTTTGGTATGGATGACGCAGCAATTAATGACAGTTTTAATAACACAACTGTTACTGATATTGCTGCTGGAGACTATACTGTAACCATCGCTAATAATTTTGCCAATGCTGTTTACGCTATTTCATTTGAACAAACGTATGTAGATGGACATGGAACTTCTGGTCATCAATCCTCTGACACAACTAAAACCACAACACTAGTTAGAGTTTATGCTTTTAGAATAGATACTGGTTCAGCATCAGATACAGTAGAAGCTATGGTACAATCAGCAGGAGACCTCGCATAATGGCAAACGGAACAATAGCATTTGATACATTATCAACAAGTGGACAGATAAGTGGAATAGCAGTATCTTTAGATACAGATTACTTGGCATATGGTAGTGCGAAGGCTTGGGCTAATACTTCTGGTGTTGGCACACCTGCTTTAGCTGATAGCTTTAATGTGACAACTGTCGCAGATAGAGGTACAGGGGTAGAAACATTTACCTTTACAAATGCTATGGGCAATATAAACTTTTCTACATGTGCATTATCTGACCATAATTCAGAGGGAGTAACTGTACAAATTGTACCTGATTTCGCTAACACAACAACGACATCAACATTGTCATCTGTCAATACTGGAGGTACTGCAAGAGATACAGATAAGAGCATCCTAATACACGGAGACCTAGCATGACAATAGAAACACCAGAATTTCAAGGAACTCATTTGTGGAACAGATTGGGTTGGGCAAAAGAAAACCTTGAGATGGTTAGAAGTGAATACTGTGTAGTATGGGAAGACCCAGAAGAACCAGATGCACCAGCAAAGGTTACACACCCAGACCCAAATTGGAT